GCTAAAAAAGAAGTAGTAGCTAAAAAAACTACCAAAAAGACAAAATAATATATGGAAAAAGTTACGTTAAAGCTATTTGAATTCTATAATCTAGAGGCAGAATTAAACGGTGTTACAAACCAACAAACCGGAGAAACTATTTTAAATGGTCTCTTGAATGAAAAAATTAAACTGACTACAAAGTATTGGTTAACAGATTTAGTTAAAAAAGTATCGGAAGAAAAACAGTCTATAGAAAAGCTTAAAGAAGAGTTAGTTAAAAGGTACGGTACTGTTGATGAAAATGGAAACATTTCTATTCCTGTATATAATAGTGTAGAAAGAGATGAAGAAGGTAAGATTACTTCTGCTGAACCTAATCCAAAATACCTTGAGTTCCAGAATGACTTTAATAAACTTTTACAAGAAGAAAGAGAATTAGAATATAGGGCTTTCTCTTTAAGTGACTTTGATTTAGTTGAATCTAATGATAATTATAGCACATTTTTTAAACTCATCAAAGTAGATGAATAACCTGATTTTTGTTTTTTAATATAAACAAGTGGCTCTCTTTAATTAGAGGGCCATTTTATTTCTCTCAATAGTTTTATATATTTATTATGGGTAATATAACCGAAACAGAATTACAAAGGATACAGTTAATAAAGAAAGACTCTATCGAAGTTGCATCAAATTTAGGAGAACTATCTTATCAAAAGATAGCAATCGAGTTGCTTATAGAAGAAGAAAAGAAGAAAATAAAGGAGATAAAGACTAGAGAAGCTCAACTTCTAGAAGAACTTAAAGACAAATACGGTAACGTCAACATAAATATAGAGACAGGAGAATTTCAATAAAGTGTTTTGAATAAAGTATTGATATTTATTACTAGATAAAAATAACATAAATGGCCGAAACACTTATTAGCCCAGGAGTTTTCTTACAAGAAAACGATTTATCCCAAATAACTCAAGGTCCTGTTGCTGCTGGCGCAGCTATTTTAGGTCCAACCGTAACCGGTCCAGTAAACATTCCTACGTTAGTAACTTCTTATTCAGAATACAAAGCCATCTTTGGTGCTGCATTTGTTTCTGGAGGTGCTAACTATGAGTATCTAACTTCAATTGCTGCGCTTAATTACTTTGAGCAAGGCGGTGATTCTTTGTTAGTTACTAGGGTAGCTTCTGGTTCTTATACAGCGGCAACCTCTTCTGTATATTCTAATATAGGAATTACAGCTGCTAGTGCGCAATTAAGTTTAACATCTGCTGTTACTCAAGGATACACTGCTAGCTTTAATGGAGTTAATGTGATACTTTCTGGATCATCAGCTCAGGATGTATTTAACAATGCTACTTCTTCTGGAGTTATTACTACTAATCCTGCTTCATTTAACACTAATGCAACTATCAATAGTAGTGCTTCTTTTTCATCTCCTACTATGACAGTTACTGCTAATACATTAGGATTTGTTGGAAACACTTACTACTATACTTCTGGATCTACTACAGTTTACTATACTGGAGGAAATAATTCTGTATCATTTGAATTAGAGACTTTATCTGTAGGTTCTATAATGGATAATGTAGGATATTGGAATTCTGGATCTAATGGATCTCTTCCTTCTGGTTCTTCTGCTAATGTTCGTTGGGAAGTAGTTGCTTCTAATTCTGGATCAGGATTATTTAGTCTTATAATCCGTCGTGGAGATGACTATAACAATAGTAAGACTATTCTTGAAACATGGAATAATCTATCTTTAGATCCTAATCAAAATAACTATATTGCATACGTAATAGGTGATCAAACTAGAACAGTTCGTCAAGATTCTACTGGTGACTATTATTTACAGATTTCAGGATCTTATAGCAACAATAGTAGGTATGTAAGAGTTAAGTCTGTTAATCTTCCTACTCCTGGATATTTTAGCCAAACTGGAGTTGCACAAAATGAATACACCGCATCTCTTCCGTTAATAGGTTCAGCATCTGTTGCTGGTGCTTTTGGAGGTTCAACTGGAGCAATCTTCGGTTCATTTGGAAAAGCTGCTGTAAACTTCTTTGAATCTATACCAAATGTAAGTTCAGTAGTAGCAACACCTTCAACTAATATTCAAGGTATACACCCAGCAGATTATGCAGTAGGTATTAACCTTCTTGAAAATAATGATGAGTATGATTTCAATGTAATTTATGCTCCTGGATTGACTAGCAAAAACGCTCCATCTGCAGTATCTGATATAGTTTTATTGGCACAAAATCGTGGCGATGCTATCGCAGTTGTTGACATGGTAGGATATGGTTCACAAATCAGTCCTGTAATAGCTGAGGCTGTTGGATATGATAACTCATATGCAGCAACTTACTGGCCATGGGTACAAATCAGAAGCCGTGAAACTGGTAAATTGAACTTCGTTCCTGCTTCTACTTTGGTACCTGCAGTATATGAATACAATGACAAGGTGAGTGCTGAATGGTTTGCTCCAGCTGGTTTGAATCGTGGTGCTTTGGCAACAGTACTTCAGCCAGAAAGGAAATTAACTGTTAACGATAGGAATACTCTTTATCAAGGTAAAGTTAACCCAATCGCTACATTCCCTGGAGTTGGTACTGTGATCTACGGTCAAAAGACTCTCCAACAGAAGCCATCTGCACTTGATCGTGTAAATGTAAGGCGTTTGTTGATTGCTCTTAAAGATTATATCGGTCAAATTGGTGAGACAATTGTATTCGAACCTAACACTCAAGTGACTCGTAACAAATTCTTAAATCAAGTTAACCCATACTTAGAGTCTGTACAGCAACGTCAAGGTCTTTATGCCTTCCAAGTTGTAATGGACGAAACTAACAACACACCAGATGTAGTAGATCGTAACCAATTAGTAGGTACAATTTACTTACAACCAACCAAGACTGCGGAATTCATTCAACTTGACTTCAACATTCTTCCAACTGGTACATCATTTGGTCAATAAAATAAAATAACTTTAAGATGAACGATAATACAATTTTAAGAATCAAAGTACCAGCTCACTTATACGAGAGTGTAAAAGAGCAATTGACTATCAATGAAGCCAAAAAGTCTGGTAAGGCTTTTGGTGACTGGACGGTAGTTAAAGAAAAGAAGCTTCCTAAAGACGGAATGAAAAAAGTTGAAGAAACAATCGAAGAAACAAACGAAAACATGAAAAAGAAAACTACTCGCTCATTAGACGAATTAAAAGCGGTTAAAGAAAAGCTTGAGAAGAAGATCCAAGAAATGGAAATGTCTTCTAAAGATACAGTAGAAGAAGGTGATGTAATGTCTTCTATCATAGATGCTATACAAGGTAATCCTGCTGAATTCATACAAAACCTTAAAATAGGACTTGATATGAGTACTAATGAATTACAAAACTTTCTTGCTGGAATAGGTGCTGGAGGTGCAGCTATTGGTGGTGGAATTGCTGCAGCATTGAAAGATAAAGCTAAGAAAAAAGCTGCTGCCGCTGCTAATAAACCTGTTGCATAATAGAAATAAATAAATTCGTTATCGAATATTTATAAGTAGAATAAAACTTAACATACAATGCCAGTATTGGATCCAAATGAAATAATGTTCACCGCGTTTGAACCTACGGTATCAAACAGATTCGTGATGTATATCGACGGTATCCCTTCTTATATGATTAAGAAGGCAGACGCACCAGGTGTAACTTTAAATGAGATCAAACTCGACCATATCAATGTTTACCGTAAGATCAAAGGTAAAGCTGAATGGAGAGATATGAGCTTGAGTCTTTATAACCCAATTTCTCCTTCTGGCCAGCAAGCTGTAATGGAGTGGGTACGTCTTCACCACGAATCAGTTACTGGTCGTGATGGTTACTCTGACTTCTATAAGAAAGATTTGAACCTCTCTATCATTGGTCCAGTAGGTGATATCGTAAGTGAGTGGATCGTAAAAGGTGCTTTCATTAAAGAAGCTACTTTTGGTAACTATGACTGGTCTACTTCTGATCCTACCGAATTGGTATTGTCTATCGGAATGGATTATTGTGTATTAAATTACTGATCTAGTAACACTATATTTGAAAAAGGCCCCTTTACTAGGGGCTTTTTTTATTTTACAAAATTATTTATTCTTATATTTATATATAAAAGAATAGTTATAAATGGTAGGTATCTATAAAATAACTAGCCCTAGTAATAAAGTGTACATTGGACAGAGTTGGGATATCTCTAGTAGAAAAAGTGTCTATAAATCTGTAAAATGTAAAGGGCAACCTAAATTATACGAATCACTTAAAAAATATGGTTGGGAAAACCACTCCTTTCAAATAATACATGAATTACCAGAAGACGTAGATCAATGTATATTAGACTCTTATGAGATATTATATTTTGATCTATATTCTAACTGTAATGTTAATATGATGAATGTTAGAACCCCTGGTAAAGGTGGCAAATTAGCTGAGTCTACAAAACATACTCTATCCTTAATCAATACAGGAAAAAAATATTCAGATGAAATAAATAAGAAAAAATCTAGGCCTGGTTCATTAAATGGTATGTATGGTAAAACTAGTCCATTAAAAGGAAAAAAACTATCAGAATCTGAGGTAGCAATTTTAAAAAGCTATTGGACAGAAGATAAAAGAGCCGAAAGGTCGCAAAAGTATTTTAGGCAAAATAATCCTAATTCAAAGCCGGTACATCAATATGATAAATCTGGAACTTTTATAAAATCGTGGCCATGTATAACAACCGCAGAATTAGAATTACAAATAAGTCATATAGGTGATGTCTGTAAAGGAATCAGACAATCTGCTGGTGGCTTTATATGGAAGTTTTCAAAATAATAATAAAAATAAATTTATGTCAGAACAAAAGTTTACGGTGCCAGTAGAATTAATCGACCTACCAAGTAAAGGTCTAGTATACGCAAAAGAAAACGCATTATCATCCGGGCAAGTTGAAATGAAGTACATGACGGCAAAAGAGGAAGACATCCTTACAAATGTCAACCTGCTGCGCCAGGGCCTCGCCATTGAGAAGATGCTCAAGAGCCTAATAAAATCACCTATCAACTACGAAGACCTAACCTTGGGTGACAGGAATGGCTTATTGATAGCCGCAAGGATTCTTGCCTATGGTAAGGATTATTCCTTTAGCTATAAAAACCCTAATACTGGTGAAGAAGAGAAAGTGGATATAGACCTACAAACTCTCAAGTATAAAGAGTTAGATTGGTCCTTATTCGGCAATAAAAATGAGTTTGAATTTGTACTTCCTCACTCTAAAAATACAGTTACATTTAAGCTTCTTACTTTAGTAGACGACAAGAAGATCGATGAAGAGATTAAAGGTATTAAGAAGATGGTAGGTCAAGATGCAGGATCTATTTCAACAAGATTAAAGCATCAAATCTTATCTGTAAACGGAGACTATTCTACAAAAACAGTTAGAGAGTTTATAGATCAAGGATATCTTTTATCCAGAGATTCTATAGAATTAAGAAAATACATCGAATCAGTAACACCAGATATTGACCTCACTATTTATTTTACACTTAAAGATGGTACGGAAGTCAAGACTGATCTTCCTATGACTGCTGAGTTCTTTTTTCCCTAGTGCCGATTATAGATCGGCATTCATGACAGAGGTTTTTGAACTAACCTATCACGGAGGAGGTGGCTTTACTTATACGGAAGTCTGGAATATGGACGTTCCTAAACGTCGTTTTAATCTAAAGAAGATCAATGAATACCTAGAAAAGGTAGAAGAGATCAGGAATAAGGATCGTCAGCAAGTTACCGAGAAGACAGACATGTCTAAGTTTAAGATCCCGGACGTTGTCAAATCTAAATTAGAGGAGCCTACATTTGTTTCTAAGGTAAAAACAAAAAAGTAAATATTTATTCGTAGGTAATACTAATAAATGGCTAACGAGAATCAAAATAATCCAGCAGGTAATATAGATCCTAAACAGCTCACATCTACTTTAAAAGATATAAAGCAGGGTCAAGGCGATTTTCAAGATTCTATAAGAGACTCTGTTAGAGAGTTAAATAAAGTTGTTTCTTCTTATGAAAAAATAGCTGGCACTCTAAATTCTCTAAAAACTTCTACTATTAATATTAATAGAATAGAAAAAGAAATAGAGAAGGCTAAAGCTAAACAAATAGTTCAAGCTAATAAAGCCAAAGAATTAGAAGATAAAATAGGAGAAGCAGGAAAGAGAAGAGCAGAAGCCTTATTAAAATCAGAAGATACATTAAAGAAAAAACAAGAAGAGCTTAATAGAGCTAGATTAATTGGAGATAAAAATTTAATAGCGTCTTCTACAAGAGCTTTAATAGCTCAAGAAAGAAGTCAAGAGCGACTTAAAGAAACAATCACCGCTGAGCAAGCTGCATATGCTGCGCAATTAAAGTCCGTAGATTTATCAAATCAAGAGGTAAAGATAGCAGAAGAATATCTAAAGAATGAAAAAGAAATTGAAAAAGCAATAGGTGGAATAGGAAAGCTTTTAGGTTTTACTTCTAAATATCTAGGAATAGGTAAAGACCTATATGGTAAAATAGTAGAGGAAGCAAGAAATGGTGAGACAGCTACCAAAAAAATGGTTATAGCAACTGCTGCATTAACAGGAAGTTTAGCATTAGCTGTTAAAGGAGCTGAAAAATTTGCTACAGCAATAAGTACAAATTTAACTGGATCTGGTGGTCCAATATCAAAACTAGTCTCTCCATTTACAGAGTTAGTATCTAAAATTCCTGTTGTTGGAGGTTTAATTGGTGG